GTAATCTTTTTGATAAAACGAGAGCGACAAAAGGCCGGAGATAACCGGAGATAGTAACAAGATGGTCGATGATAGTGGAACAATGGATAAAGATAATTATATATTTGCATATTATCAAGACATTAAGAACGGGAAAGTAACGGTTTCAAGATGGATCGTATTGATTTACGAGTACATCATCGACGGATTGGAAAAGAAACGGTTCTTCTTCGATCAGAAGAAAGCGAATAACGCGATCGAATGGATCGAGAAACATTGTTTTCACACCGAAGGTCCGCTTGCTCCAAGTCCGTTGAAGCTCGAGTTATGGGAGAAAGCGTTCTTTTCCTGTTTGTATGGGATAGTTGACGAGAATGGATTCCGACAGTTTCGAGAAGTCCTTCTCGTTGTCGGACGTAAGAACGGGAAGTCGAAAATTGCTTCGGCGGCGGGAGATTATGAATTCCGACAGGGCGGTTACGGATCTCGTGTGTTCTGTATTGCTCCGAAACTCGAACAGGCCGATCTTGTTTATAACGATATATGGCAAATGGTTCTGTTGGATCCGGAGTATCAGAAACGGAAAGAAGAACTTTCGATCCGTGACGAGCATAACAAGAAGATCCTCGACGATTCAGATCTTCCGCGACACAGGATGAGCGATCTCGCAATAATAGGCACAAACAGTTCGGTCAAGAAGATAGCGTTCTCCGCGAAAAAATCGGACGGGTTTAATCCGTCATTGTGCATTTGCGACGAGGTTGCGAGTTGGGAAGGCGACGCGGGACTTAAACAGTACGAAGTGATGAAGTCGGGGATGGGAGCACGTCCCGAAGCGATTCTTCTTTCTGTTACGACATCCGGTTACATAAATGATTCGATATATGACGAGTTGGTGAAACGATCGACTCGTTTTTTGTTGGGCGATTCGAAAGAAACAAAGCTTCTTCCGTTCCTGTATATGATCGATGACATCGGGAAATGGAATGATATCAACGAGCTTCGGAAAGCGAATCCGAATCTCGGGAATTCGATATCGGTCAATTATATGCTCGAAGAGATTGCGATCGCGGAAGGATCCTTATCCCGTAAGGGCGAGTTCATTTGCAAGTATTGCAATCTGAAACAGAATTCGTCGTTGGCGTGGATCGGTTCGGACATCATCGAAAAGTCATCGGGCGATCCTCTTCAGCTCGAAGATTTTCGTGGTTGTTATGCGGTCGCGGGATTCGACTTATCAAGAACAACGGACCTTACAGCCGCGACGGTCGTTATCGAACGTGATGGTGAACTGTATGTGTTCGCTCGCTTTTGGTTACCGTCAGAGCGGATCGAAGAAGCGACAACGAACGATGGAGTCCCGTACCCGATATATATTCAGCGCGGATTACTTTATCCGAGCGGGACAAATATCATCGATTACAACGATGTTTTTAATTGGTTTAGGGAATTAGTCGAACAATACGAAATATACCCGTTACAGGTCGGATATGACCGTTACAGCGCGACTTATTTAGTGAATCAGATGTCGACATACGGGTTCCATATGGATGACGTATTTCAAGGATATAACTTACATCCTGTTATACAAGAGGTTGAGGGATATTTGAAAGATGGTCGGATCCACATCGGAGATAACGATCTTTTGAAGATACATTTTTTCAATTCCGCGTTGAAGGTGAGTACCGAAAAAGGGCGGAGCAAACTCGTCAAGATCAAACCGACAGCACACATCGACGGGATGGCGGCGTTGCTCGATGCGATGACGGTTCGTCAGAAATGGTACGCGGAGATTGGACGACAGCTCGAAAACAAAAGGGAGAGTTAAAAAAAGATGTCTTTATTTGACAAGATTTTTCGTCCGGATAAGGCGAAAAAATCGGAGGATGCGTTGAAAGAAGCGAAGTCCTTCTTTCAGACGTTGACAGCTTACGCACCGGTGTTCACGAATTGGAGCGGTGCGATTTATGAGAGTGAGATCGTAAGAGCGGCGATCGATGCAAGGGCGCGACACATTTCAAAGTTGAAAGTCGAAACGAACGGGACCGCGAATCCATCGTTACAATCGAAACTCTTACAGGGACCGAACCAATGGGAAACGTGGTCACAGTTTTTGTACAGGGTATCGACGATCCTCGACATCAACAACACGGCGTTCATCGTTCCTGTATTTGATGAGCGAATGATCATAACCGGCGTGTTCCCTGTTTTACCGTCCGCGTGTTCTCTCGTCGAGTATGACGGCGAGATATGGTTACGTTATCAGTTCGCGAACGGACAGTACGCCGCCGTTGAATATAGAAAATGTGCGGTCCTTACGAAACATCAATATGAATCGGATTTCTTCGGGGACAGGAACACACCGTTACGTGAAACGATGCAATTGATTCACATTCAGAATCAAGGGATCCAAGAGGGCGTTAAGAACGCGGCGACGTTCCGTTTTATGGCGACGTTGAATAACTTTTCATCGGCGGAAGATTTGAAACGTGAACGTGAAAGGTTTACAGAATCGAACCTATCGACCGAATCGAAGTCGGGCGGATTCCTGTTGTTCCCGAACACGTACAAGGACATCAAACAAATCGATGTCCGTCCGTATTCGATAGACGCGGAACAGATGAAACAGATCCGCGAGAACGTATATAACTATTTCGGCGTAAATGAGGGCGTGCTCCAAAACAGCGCAAAGGCGGAAGAACTCGAAGCGTTCTTCGATGGAGCAATCGAACCGTTCGCGATACAGTTTTCCGAAGCATTGACGAAGATGCTCTTTTCGGAGCGGGAGCGTGCTCAAGGTTCTTATCTGATTGCGAACGCGAACAGACTTCAGTATATGAGCACATCGCAAAAGGTACAGATGGCGAAAGAGCTCGGGGATCGAGGTGCGATTCTTATCGACGAGATCCGTGAGCTGTTTAATTATATGCCGTTACCGGATGGCGCGGGACAGGTCGCACCAATACGAGGTGAGTACAAAGCGACGGACACATTAACGGACGAAACGGAGGATGAAGAGAATGCCGAGTAAAGGGAACAGAGAATATCGAGATATGGTTCTCGGAATCGTCGACCGTGAGGAAGGCGATGAAAACGAAGAAGAACGTAAGGAAGTTGAAGGATATGCGACGACATTCAACGAACCGTATACGTTGTATGAGGATGATGAAGTGGTATTCCGCGAACAGGTGGATCCAAGTGCATTTAATGACACGGATATGTCAGATGTCATTATGCAGTACGATCACGAAGGTCGCGTATTTGCAAGGACGAGCAACAACACACTTTCCGTCGTACCGGACGAGAAAGGGTTGTTCATAAAAGCGGATCTCGGAGGAACGGAACTCGGACGCGGGTTGTACGAAGAGATACGCGGAGGATATACCGACAAGATGTCGTTCGGTTTCATTGTCAACAGGGACGAGGAACTTCGCACCGATGCGGAGGATGGACGTGTTGACATACTTCGGACGATAACAGGGATATCCAAATTGTTTGACGTTTCAGCGGTTTCAATACCCGCCAATAATGGAACATCGATTGGTGCGACAACAAGAGGTCTTATCGACGGAGCGATCGACGAGATTCGAGCGGAGCGACTCGAAGCGGAAAGGTTGGAACTTGAGAAACAGAGGGCGAGAGTGCGGGCAAGAGCACTCGGAAAGGACACGAAATGACAATCGAGGAAATCAAGGTTCTTGGATTTGAGGATCTCGAGAAAAGGTCATCGGAGATCGCTGTTGAAACGGTTGACGCGGATTCCGAGAAACTCGAGGAACTCAATGCCGAACTCGATGCAATCGAACAGCGTAAGAACGAATTGAACATCGAGGTCGAGGAAACAAGAAAGAAGGCCGCCGAAGTTGCTAATGGAAGCGGTAAAGAAATCGAAGAAAGGAAAGAAAACAAGATGACAATCAAGGAAGTCAGAAACTCGAAAGAGTATATTGATGCTTACGCAAAGTACATCAAGACGGGTAAGGACGCGGAGTGCCGTTCACTTCTTTCAACGAACGCGGACGACGAGAGCGAATATCCTGTTGTTCCTGTTCCGGAGTTTGTTGAGAACAGGATCCGCGAAGCTTGGGAGAACGATAAGATTTTCTCAAGAGTAGCAAAGACATACGTTGCCGGAAATCTGAAGGTCGGATTTGAACTTTCATCAACAGGCGCCGCAATTCACGAAGAGGGTGCCGATGCTCCGGACGAGGAAACTCTTATTCTCGGAGTTGTAAATATGATTCCGGAAATGATCAAGAAATGGATCACAGTATCGGACGAGGTTCTCGCACTTGGATCCGAAGCGTTCCTTCAGTATGTGTATGATGAGATCACATATAAGATCGTCGAGAAGGCCGCCGATATCGTAGTCGGAAAGATACAGGCCGCACCAACAACAGCGACATCAAGTGCCGTTGCGGTTCCACAGATCGCCGGTCCTGTTAGTGCCGATACAATTCTTGACGCAATTGCGGAACTCGGAGATGGAGCAAGGGATCTTGTTCTTGTTGCATCCGGACAGACAATCGCAACACTTAAGAAGGCCGCGCTTACCGGTAATTACGCGTATGATCCGTTCTTCGGACTTACTGTTATTCAGAAGTCCGGAATGGATGGAGCTATCGTCGGGGATCTCGCCGGTGTACAGGCGAATCTTCCGGAGGGCGATGCGGTCAAGTTCAAATTCGACGATCTCTCACTTGCAGAGAAGGATCTCGTGAAGATCGTTGGTCGTCTTTATGCGGCTATCGAGGTTGTCGGACCGAAGATGCTCGTGAACATCACGGAAGATTCTACACCCAGTGAATCCTAATAGCAATCTCGTCGATGAAGCTCTCGTAGACGAAGCGGAAGCGGGGTGATTAGATGAGTTACGACAAAAACACGTGGGCAAAAGGTGATGTTATAACAGCGGCAAAGCTGAATA